GATATAGGTTCCCGGCAAGCCGCCGATTGTCGCAATGACAACGGTCGAGCTGGCCGGGTTCCGCGTCATAAAGTAGATACGCCCTATCGCGTCTTGGAAACGCCCCTCAGCATATTGCGGGTCCACCTGGTTTGCAACGTAGGCAATGGCGCTGTTCTTGTCTGCGATGATCGCCGCATTGCTAGATGCAATCTGGCCCTGTGGAGTAGAGAGAGAGGGATTGACGCCACCGCCAAAGGCTGTGTCTATGTCCGCCTGCTCCCCCGCAAGGATCGCCGCATCAGTGGGGAGTACGACGCCGGTCGTGAGCCATTGAATCGGAGGTACGCTTGTGCTCATGATAAGTTTACCGTTGTGCTAGTTCCGTCGCTGGTTGAAAACTGAATCTGTCCGCTGACCTCACGGCCCGCAATTGAGGTAATGACAGTGTTTGCTGTGACTACGCCGGGGACCTTGAGAGCCGCCGCGTTGAATGCCGACGCGATCTGCGAAGTGGTTGGATTCTGGCCTAAAAACTGTTGCCAATATGGAACGCCCTGTGTCGTGTCGTACCAAAGCTCGCCCTGGAATAGACGGCACGCACTCGCCACATCCTGCGCGACGGCGTAGGGCGGGGCGGCAAGCGCAATCGACCCATTGGAGTCGAGAACTAAATCCCAGGCTGAATTGTCCAAAAGCAGCGTATTGGCTGGCGAACTCATGCGATTGGTCCTCCAGTATTTGAACTACCTGATGTTACCCCTATGTGTTTGTGCGTTGCAAACGGGATTCCATCAAACGTGCTGCCCGTGAGATCAGCGACAACGTCTCCGCTCACCGTAAGGTCTTCCGCTATCGTCACATTGCCCCCGCTTTGGGCCACAGCGCCCTGTAGAACGATGTTTGGAGCTTGGAGGGTGATAGTGTCAGGGGAGACGATTGTGACGCCTCCTGAGCCAAACTGGACGTACTGCGTGGGTACCCCGTTGAGCAGACCGCCCAGATACATCCCGTCCGCGAAGTCGTGCATCCTGAAACTTCCGGGGTTCGCCTGTGCCTTGGTACTCTTGACGTTCGTGATGTCCCGGCTCGCGAAAACCGCAATGCCAACGTCGCCCGGCTGCGGATCGATGATAACTGCGTTTGATCCGCCCTGAATCCGCAAGTAGGGTAGGGTATACATCGTCACGTGCGGAGTGCCTACCATCTGCCCGCCCGCGCCGATGCTTACCTGATTCGCCAAAATCTGTACATCGACTGTTCCAACTGGAGATATTCCGCCACTGTTTGAGCAAGCAACGACCTTGACGACACTAGCCGTCTGCACGTTTGCGAGAGCTTGCTCGACGACAAAACGGATATTGTTATAGACTCCCCATAAACTAGAGGGGCGTAACATTCCAAGAGGATTGAATGAACTCATGCCGCAGTCCCCGCAACGCCTGTTTTATTGCAGTTTACTGTAGATTGCCAACGGCCTCCCGATATGACGCATTCAAGTGTGTGCGAAATGTTGATTACCTGCCATGCTCCATTTGCCGGGGTCACTGTAGATTGGATTTGTACCGTTCCTCCAAACAGGATATTAGGGTTGAAAATGGTGTCGAAAACCAGCCCCATCATGTTGAAATACGGATACCCAATCAATCCAGTTTCAGGGGATATTAAAGGAACTAGAGGAGTGATCCGCGCTGCTCCGCGAGGGCAGATTGCCAGAATTCCCTTGTCGATGTATATCTCGAAATTGTACGCCTGCATCAAACTTTGAGCCTGAAAGAAGGCAGTATTTCCCAGATATGTTCCCTTGGGGATAGTTACGTTCACACCATTATTCTCAAACGCAAACCCCATTTGTTTCGCCAACTGTTCCATCACCGTAGCGACGGTGGTGTTGCTTGCAATACTAAGCGGTGAAACCGGAAGAAGTTGCGCGGCCTGAGTTGCAGTTGCTTGAATATCGATGAACACTTCTGGCATCGCCTGATAATTTCCAAATGCTTGCACGATCAATCCCGTAAATACTAGCGTCGATTGCTGCCCGTCGATAGCATTAACGGTAATTGTATTTGGCGGACCTAATTGCGGTTGAGGCATCCATGCAAGATAGGTCATAGCGTTCATATCGCTCTGGCTCAATCCAAATATCCGAGCGCGAAGAGTTCCGCCCATATAGCCGCCGCCCATGTCGATATTCACGCTTGCCCTGAGTCCAAGAATGGTCAGAGAGTTTTTCCCTGAAGAGAACGTGTTTTCGCCGCCAAGCGCGATAGTGATCTGCAACTGCTTCTGGTTTGCAAAAGAGGAACTAGGTGATCCCATAAGTCACCTCGTCTGCTGAGTTCAAAAAGAGCAATACCCATCGCGTTCCTAGCCCAGTGTAAATAGGGTCGCTGGTTCCCTGTGTATCGAAAAATAGCAACCATCCGGTGAATCCAAGGTACGCGGTAGGAACAAGCGATACTAAATTCTTGCATTGTACGGCATAAGCTATCTGTGTTCCGCCAACTGAAAGATCAAAGAACATACACTGATTCTTGACGTAAATCGAGATGACGCAGTTCTGTCCATCCAATACTGCTTGGAGTTGCTGAGACGGCACGGATTGGAGATTTATCTGCTGCATCAATCACTCTGGGGCTTTATGCCCAAGGTTCGTTGAATCCACGTGGACGCCTTCTGAAGCGTTCCTGACGATGGAGTGGAGGGTTGAATTTGCCCACTGCTTGTTGCAGGCGCAGCGGATGGTGATTGCGGCGTTGGGGTCACATTCTTCTTTCCGGGAGTGACGGACGATGGGACCGGAGTTACACTTCCAGGCGTGTTTGCATAGGAGAGAGTGACCTGCTTTACCTCTTCCAGCATCACGTCGATCAGGAGCATTGTCGCTCCCTTGTTCGACATTCTCCGGTATGAGTACCGTGCGATAGTGTATCCGTCGTATTCTGTGTCAGGAGTAAACACATTCCATAAAGACGTTCCAAGACAAGCAGTTTCTAGCGCATCTAACAGGCTCGATTTATCCGATATGCTTCCGCTAAATGCGAGAGTCACAACGGGGTTCGCCGGGGTCCAAATCTTATCATAGCTCACGAATGAACCAGTCTCGACCGGGAATGTAGAAACGGAACTCTGTCGAGAGTAATCAAAGGAATAAGTTGAAAGCGTTCCATCTTCGCTCGGCGTGAACAATGGGGAATTGTCTGTAGCCGAGAATATCCCCCATACCGGTTCCTGCGATGAAATGAGTAAAGGCTGGTTTGAAGCCAAACTTATGTTGATCGACGGGCTTCCCGCTGATGTACGCGGAATGGAAGGTACACCGGGATAATTTGGGATCGAAGGATAAGGTATCAGTGGCATCACAGTGACCCCGAATTGGCGGGACTCACTGTCAGCCAATCCATGTTCCGGCTCATATCCTTCCAGATACTCTGAGCGTCTGTCGCCAGGGTGTGGATGTCGATATGTCCAAAATGGTTTGTTACGCTCCTGTCAACCGAAGAAACCTGTGAACCCGCTGTCGGGAAAGGACCGCGAAGTGTTGAAGATGCTGAAGGAATCCCGATCATTGGACTAGGATTCGCGGCTCCTGATACTTTTCCCGTCTGCCATTTGCTTAACGTTTGCGTCTCGTTCAATCCCGCGTAGGACTTGCTCTGTAGAAGCGCGTACATCGCGCTCCACCCGGTCCCTTCGTCGGGGAATATGGCAATCTGCTTTCCTCCCTGTGCGGTTTTGTATCCTGTCGCTCCATGGTCAATAGCGAACTTTCCGTACTCAATGTCTCCAGGATTGTGGGCCTGCTGGGGAATATTCGGATTTTCTCCTTTTGCGTAGAACCCTTCAGCATTGGCTATCTTTTGCCCACGTGCGCGAGTCTCGTCTGTAACTCCGTTAATCTTCATTCCTAAAATTCCCTGCGGAGTAACGTGATTCCACCACCAGGTCAAGCCCTTTTTGACCGCCCCATCAGGAACATTTATGCCCTGTGAGCGCAGCCAGTTCTCAAAACGGTCTGTCGCCGCCTCAATCTGATCTCCAAGCCACTTGAAAGCGTCTCCAGCCTTGCGGATGTTGCTCTCAAACTGGCTCCAATCGAACAGACTGGACCCGCCATGGCTCCAGGACGAGTAATCCAAGGTAAGGCCCGTAAAAGCCGCTGCGAGGGCTGCTATGGCCGCTACAACGAGCAGGATCGGGCCTGATATTCCAATCGTGGAAAGGAATAACACCCCCATCGCCACACTAACCGCCCCAATTCCGGCTGCAAGCGCCGCCATAAACGCCGCCACAGCGGCCTGATGGGCAAGGCACCAGTTCAGCCCACCCTCCAGTAGCGCAAAGAACTTCTCCAAAATAGGCGTTACGGTTTCGAGGAGTTCGTACCCCAGCTTATTAAATTGCGCATGGAGAAGTGCAAGCTGCATAGTCATCTGCGCGGCGCTGGAAACATTCTGATTTGTCGGAGACAGTTTTCGTGCCTGTTCCAACTTCGCCGCGAACTGCCGAGGGTTCTCAAAAAGGAGGTTAGCCACTCCTGCTGGCATACCGGCTTGCTGAAACCATGCAAATACCTGCTCCCGATTCTTGCCCTGCGCCCACTTCGCCATGTCTTGAAGTTCATCAAGGGCAGACCGCGCTTTTCCCTTACTGTCGATCATAGCGACGCCCATCTTTCCCAATACAGGGATGAGCGAAGAACCAAGGCCATTCGATAGATTCAGACTTTCGGTTGCCAGATGCGCAATATATCCCTGCATCTCTTGTGCAGAGCCGCCCACCATTGTAGAGGCGATTCCCCACGCTGATAATGCTTGGACGGGGATGTTTAGATTTTTCGAGAGAAAACCAAGCTGCGTATTTGTCGCAATCGCCTGCATCGCGAACTGGCGCAATGCAACAGTTCCGCCAATCAGCGCAAGGAACGAGGCCATCTTCCCGGCAAGTGAAGTAAGTTCCTCTCCTGTGCCTTTAGCCGCTTTGGAGATTCCACCTATTCCTTTGCTTGCTGAGTCTCCGCTTTTTTCTAAGTCTTTAAGTTTCTGGCGAACACCAGGAGCCTTTGCGTCAACATCTTTGGAGTCGAGTCCGAGGGTCACCACAAGCGAATCTATGATTGTCATGGTCTACTCCCTCTCGTTCGCTGAATCTATGGCGCAAATCTCAAGAAGGTTATGAGCATCCTCCTCGCCGTAGATCGTTTGCAATTCATTCAATGTTGCCAATCGTCTGCCGACTATGACTCCGATGATCTTGGGGACATTCGCGTACCCGGCTTGTTCTTTAGCGCCCCCAGCGTAGTGCCGAGCGATTCCGAGAGGCCGACGGCGAGAGAAAAATCCAGGTGAAGTTTCAGTACCTCCCACTTGAGCGTTAGCAGCGTCTTGACTTCTTCGACTTGGCTCTCAAACAGCGGGTATCCCACCTTGACCTGCGGCTTTTGCGGATTAGGAATGAATTCAACGCACTCCATCAGTTCGGCGAGTAGCGGCCTGATCGAAACGGCGTCAATCGCAAACAGCTTCTTGATGCCAATTTCCGCTAGGGCTGCCATACCCAACTGCAAGGCTCCGTCAGGAATGTCCACGTTCGCCGCTCCGAGCGCAAGCATCACTCGGATAGCCCAATCTTCCGCTTTTGTCGCGGCCATCTCTGTGAGCAGGAACGTCTTTCCTTTATCCCTGCCCTCAGAGTCTACTGTGTAGGTACTAGTTTTGCGCGCCATAAAATTCCTCGCTTAACTCACTGAGGGCTGAATTGACGCCCAGTTGATCGAAAATTCGCGCATTGTCAGAACCTTGCCTGCCGATGCAACTGAGTTGTAATCCTCCAACGTGCCCTTGTTGCACACGTAGGACTCGCCAGTTGCGGGCAGATCGATAGTCGCCGAGATATAGTACACGTCGCGGGCCGCTCGCTGTGCAGCGAAGATCGACTCAAAAATCTGGACGCTAGGAGAATCGGCCTGGA